CACACCGGCAACATTCAATACTGTTTATAAATTACATACAGAGCAAAAAAAGAATGAAGCGCAGAACGTGTATTTTAATTATAAGGTAGAATTTGTCAGAGCCTTAAATTATAAATCTGATGAAACTACTAATGCAGAAACAGAGAAGTATCATGATAATTTACAAGAAACTGGTGTAGACAATTTATTATGTTACACTCCCGGGCAGAATGATGAGGATGAAGTTGTCGTACCAATCGAGAACACTGCTCAACCTAAGATAGCTAACAAGAAAACTCCCACGGATATTAATCAATTCAAGGAGTAAAATATGCAAGGCAAACTATGTAAGTTGTTTGCCGGGTATCAAACATCTCATGTTCAGTTCTCTCTTACAGAGGAGAGAGCTGACAATGGGAAGAGACAAGCGCAATACCGAACAGTAAAAGGTCCGGCGACTGTAGATATTTGGAAGCAACATTTAAATGGAAAGGTGAGAATAGGTATACGTCCTGAGCATGATGGTCTATGTTCTTGGTCTTGTATAGATGTTGATCCTGCAAACTACAAAGATTACTCACAAAAAAAATATGTAGATATAATAGCAAAATATAAATTGCCATTGATACCGGTGTTATCGAAGAGTGGTGGACTACATATCTTTGTTTTTTTTACTAAACCACATAGTGTAGATGAAATAAAAAATAAATTATGTGAATTGAATGAACAATATTTTTTAGCAAATGAAGTGTACCCTTGTAATAAAACAATTAACATGCCTTACGCTAATCAAACACAAACGAGAGAGTTTGCTTATGATGATGAAAATTACCCTTTAACACTAGAAGGATTTATCAAAGAAGTTGAAAAGAAAATAATAAAGCCCGAAGATTTTTGTAAGCTACAAGTTGAACAAAATGAAATAGAAAAAGACTGGTCTCATTATCCACCATGTGTACAAAAACTTATACAGGAAGGATGGTCTGGAGGAAACAGACATCAATACTTATTTAACGTAGCAGTTTTAGAAATGAAAAAAAATGCAGGCTTAACATACAATGACTTAGTATCTAGAGTTAGTGTTCGTAACAATGAAATCTTTACAAAACCTTTACCTAAAACAGAAGTAGAAGATGTTTCTAAATATGTACATAAGGTAGGATATAATTATCAATGTCCACCAAAACATATTGAGTATCAACCAATATGTAACAAAGAAGTCTGTAAGAATAGAAGACTAGGTATAGGAGAGCAAGTGCCTGATGTCATAGATGAATTTACAAACATTACATACATACAAGATACTAAAAATACGTTTTACGAGTTTGATTATAAAAGTCAACATGTCACAGTAACACCAGAAGATATGAAAGATGAAAAAAGTTGGAGAGTAAAATTATTAAGGTATCGTATTTATTGGATGACATTACCAAAACCTAGAAAAGGTCCTAGCCCATTTGAATTATTAATGAAAGGTATAGTAGATAAGTCTGAAGAAAATAAAGAACATGCCTATACAGATACCATAGAAGAGAAAAAATATTTGTTACTAAAAAACTTTTTTGAATCACATTTAGAACAAGATAAATTTAATAAATTAAAAGACAGTTATATTGTTTTAGATAGTAAAACTAATATTTGTTATTTTAAAAAATACACACTAGATAATTTTATTAAGAAAGATAACACTAAATCGTTTAACACTACTCACGATGCTTTGCGTATGTTAGGATGTAAAAGAAAAGACTATCACGAGGGTGAAAAAAATGTTTGGTATGTAGAGATGCCAGAGTTTGTTAGACATGAAAGTGTAAAAGAAAAAACAAAAGAAGTAATAACGGAAATGGATGATGAGTATCACAGAAAATTTAGGTCTTCAAAAACAAAAACAAATATACAATAAGACTGTCAAAATATTCGGGCCTCCCGGAACTGGAAAGACACATACTTTGATAGAGCGTATATTAAAAAAACATTTAGATAAAGGTGTGCACCCTATGGATATTGCTTTTATATCTTTTACTAATAAAGCAGTGAACACGGCTCGCGATCGTGCTCTTAGCACTTTTACGCAATACAAAGAAGAAGACTTTGCGAGATTCAAAACTCTACATAAATACTGTAAAAATTATTTTGAAGAAGAAGTATTTGATCCTAAAGCTTGCATGTTAGATTATGCACTACAAGCAAAGATAATTAAGACCAGTGATTCAAGATTGGCTGATGATAATTTTCAATACAAAGATTGGAGTTTAGGTATTTACGATAAGGCTCGTAATATGATGGAAGATCCTATACTTGTATATAAAAAAGAAACTTACAAAAAAGATAGTCTAGATGTTTATGTTCGTAAGATAAATACTTATGAACATTACAAGAAAGATAGCTTCATAGATTTTACAGATATGGTAGAGCGTGCTATTGATGAAGTAGATTTTCCAACACTAAAAGTTTTAATTCTAGATGAAGCTCAAGATTTTACACCTTTGCAGTGGTCAGTAATTTATAAAATGGTGGATAATGTTAAACGTATATATATAGCCGGAGATGATGATCAAAGTATATATAAATGGAATGGTTCTGATCCTAAATATTTTACAAAATTTTTTCCAGGACGCAAAGTAATCTTACGACAAACTAGGAGGTTCGGAGAAGCCATACATCATTTCAGTCAAATCATTAGAAGAGGTATTTTAGATAGTGTAGACAAAGAATATTATCCTAAAGAAAAAAAAGGGTATGTAAAACGATATTTAAAATTTAATGAAATACCAGTCGGTGATTTACCAGGGACTTGGTTTATATTAGGTAGAGTAAATACTACTGTAAATGAATTACGCTTATCTGCAAAACTAGCAGGCTTATATTATGCTGATAATAAAGGTAATAAATCTTTTGACCAAAAACAATGGGAAGCGATTAAAGCATGGACAAGGATAAGTAAAGATAAATCTATCAGCAAGTTGCAAGCTGAAAATATGTATAAATATATTAGAGAACTAAAAGATTTAGAATATAGAACCATGCGTTTTTGGTTAGGTTGTGTTGAAACTAAAATGTATGACTTTCAAGAGTTAGTAGAGTGGTGTGGACTAGATATGCAACCAGAAGATAAAGAACGTCCGTGGTGGGAAATTTTAACTAGAAATTTTACACCGGCACAAACAGAGTATTTTGTTCGTTTGCTAAAAAGATACGGACAAGAAACTTTAAACGGTGAGCCTAAAATTATTATAGACACCATACATAGTGTAAAAGGAGGAGAAGCGAATAATGTAATATTATATTCCAAAGCTAATTGGCCTTCTAATTTTTTAAGTAAGAATATTAATGAAAGGTCTGACGAGCGTAGAGTTATTTATACTGGTGTTACCAGGGCAAAAGATACTCTACATATTTTATCAAGTGATCATAGGTATAACTATCCTATTGGTCAGGACTATTTAGTATATTTAAAGGAGAAAGAATTATGAAATGTTATAATTGTGGCACAGAATTAATATGGGGTGGCGATCATGATTGTGAAGAAGATGAAGACCATTTGATTGTGACAAATTTATCTTGTCCAAACTGCAATGCATTTACTTTAGTGTATTGGGGAGAAAAAGAAGGTGAAGAAGTAGTAAAAAAAAAAACTTTAAAAACGGGAGAGTTTTATGACGATTTTAATTATGTATACTATTGTTAGTACGATCATTGGATTACAAAACGCAGGAATATTATAATGAATATAAAAAAAATTATAGAAGAAAGAAATATAGATACGCATCAATTAGCAAGAGATATAGATATATCTTATACTTATGCTGATTTACTTATTAAGTCAAAAAGAATACCCAGTATAACAGTTATGAAAAAAATAAGAGAGGTCTACAAGTTACCATTAGGAGATTATTAATGTATAAATATGAAATCAATTTAAAAATGCAATTTCAAACACGACCAACTAAAACAGAAGTAGAGTTTAAATTATTTGATATTTTAAAAAATGGTTTTACTCTACGTTCAGAAGATGAAGCAGATGATTATGTTAAACGTAAAATTATAAAGGAGAAAAATATTGAAAGAAAAATTAAGTAAAACTTTACTGGAGTTTTTTGAACATAATAAAAACATACCAAAAGATACCGTAGAAGAATTTCAATTAGTATTAAATAAAGTTTATGATCATGCTTCTGATGAAGAGGAAGATGGATTATGGGACAAGGGTGGAGACCATTATAAAGATTTTAAAATACAACCTTCACAATTTATAAATAAAAACGATTTAGCATTTGCTGAAGGTAATGTGATTAAATATATTTGTAGACATACAAAGAAAGATAAAAAAAAAGACATACTAAAAGCAATACATTATTGTGAAATGATAATAGCGAGAGATTATGAGTAAAAACCAAGGTAGAATCATAAGCAAAACATTTTTACAGGCACTCAGTGGTTATTTAAACGGGTTTTTATCTCAAAATCAAGCTGACAGGGGGTTTCATGACTGGTATACAGTTAGTCTTTAATTTAAAAAGAAATATATGGTCTGCTCCGGTAGAATATAAAGATTTATCGAATGCAAAAGAGATCGCTATCGATTTAGAAACCAAGGACGATGGAATCAATAACGGTTTAGGTGCAGGTTGGGCCACGGGTCAGGGTAAAATTGTAGGTTTTGCTGTAGCTGTTGAAGGGTGGCAAGGATATTATCCTATGGGACATTTTGGTGGTGGTAATTTAATAGAAGAACAAGTGTTACGTTACATGAAAGATATATGTGCGCTACCTTGTCGTAAAATATTTCACAATGCTCAG